AAAATTTTGCTTGAAGAAAAGACAAAAGATATGCCCGACAGTACAAAGGCATATGTCAGTAAGTTACTCAGAGGCAAGTCGCCCGAGTATATTCAAGAGAACTATCAGTACGTAGTTGAGATGTTCGAGAAAGAATCTTCCGAACAAGTTGAAGTTGCTAAGGAAAGGGTCACAAGACGGATCGTTGAGGCCGTTGACCGTCCTGAAGCAACAGAGATTTTGGAAGAAGATATTTCTACACCAGCAATTGAGAACAATTCTCCTGTTGGCGGATATCTGAATGAGATGAAGAAGCTCGACGGGTCTAAATTAAAAATTAGACACTAAGGTCGTACTTCATACCTCACAAATAAGGTCGAAAAAATTCTTTTATAAAGGAGAAATTAATAACTATGGAACTTCTACATATCAATAAGACAAGAGCAGAAGCTTTAGTTGAAAAGTGGACCCCAGTTTTGGACTACACTTCCGACAAAGTTGCTGCTATTTCTGACGAACACACACGCTTGAATACCGCTATCCTCTTGGAAAACCAAGAGAAGTGGTGTTTCGAAGCTACTAACCAATCCGGTACATCCGGTTCGGTTTTTGGCTCAAACGTAACCAATACCGCTAACCAGTTTAGTGGTGACCGTTACGCTCAAGGTGACGCACGTCTGCCAAAAGTCCTCATCCCAATGATTCGCCGTACATTCCCTGAGCTCATCACAAATGAGATCGTGGGTGTGCAGCCTATGACTGGGCCTGTTGGCTTGGCATTCGCAATGCGTTATAAGTACGAAGCATCAGCTCTTGGTCAAGCTGCTGTTACTGGCAGTGATAATGCCTCAGGCGCATCACTCGTTAACAACAGTATCTACAACTATGCTGGTCTATCAGCAACTCCGCAAGAAATCGGTTATAATTATCTGAATACATCATTCACTGGTACATCCAGTGCAAGACTTTCAGGTAATTCAGCATTCACCATTCTTGGTGAAGACGCTGGTGTAGCCGCTCTTCTCTCGCAGTTTGAGCTTACTTCGAACATTCCTCAAGTAACTGTATCGTTTGAAAAGACCGCAGTTGAAGCCGGCACCCGCCGTCTCGCAGCTAAGTGGTCAGTCGAACTTGAACAAGATCTAAAAAACATGAACGGCATCGATATCGACGCTGAATTAACAAATGCTATGTCATATGAAATTCAAGCTGAGATCGACCGTGAAATGATTGCTCGTATGATCCAAACATGCTTGAATGCTGGCGCTGGCGTCGGTTATTCAACATGGTCAGCTATCTCAGCTGACGGCCGTTGGTCAGGTGAGCGTGCCCGTGACTTCTACAACAGAGTTGTTGTAGAAGCGAACCGCGTTGCGGTTCGTAACCGTCGTGGCGCTGCTAACTTCATCATCGCTACACCACGTATCTGCGCAATCCTTGAAACACTTCCTAACTTCACCTGGCAGCCCGTAACAGGCTCTGTTAACACAGCACCTGTCGGCATTGCTAAGGTTGGTTCAGTTGGTGGCCGTTTCCAGATCTATCGTGACACACGTACAGAAGCACAATCAACACAAATTGGCGCCGGTGGCTATGCCGTCGGTCGCTCAACAACTGTTGATTACGCTCTGTTAGGTTATAAGGGCCCAGAGTACTACGATACAGGTATCGTATACTGCCCATATATCCCTGTCATGGTTCAACGTACCATCGGTCCGAATGACTTCAGTCCAAGAGTTGGTCTATTAACCCGTTACGGTGTTGTAGATCATATCTTCGGAGCTGCACTATATTATCACATGATAATTTGTACAGGTCTGGGTCAATCGTTCACCCCTGGTTCAGCTGCAGTTTACCTCTAAGGTATACGCAAACCTCAACAATTCAAAGAACTCCCGATCGTAAGGTCGGGAGTTTCTTTTTTATTTTTTTTATACTTTACAACACAAAAAAATGACTCTTTTGAATAAATAATATTACATATAGCAATATTTTACAATAACGAAGTAACAGTAGGTTCATCACTTTCTACTTTCGCAGGAGTCCCGTTTGTTTCAGCTAACAATACATTTAACACACTTTTAATTTCTTTTTCAGGTGGTGTAGGTATAAACAGTAATGCTCGTATTGCTTTTAATAATACTGCAAACGCTTTAACAACTGCAGCTCCTTTCGTAGCTACTTTTGTAAATACAGCAGGTACAACTATTTCCTCGGGTGCTGGATCTGTTACTTTCAATCAAAGTCTTACAAGCCAGCCTATATTTTTAATTTTACCAGATCGTACATCATTTCGTAGTGCGCTTCCTACCTCATCGACATCAATAACATTGACCAGTAACGGTTATGAAGGATGGGGCCCGAATGAAGCAAGACTACGCCTTTTAGGTTATTTCTAAAAAAAGCTAGGATCTAAAGCTTCCCAAATATTGTGTTCTTTGTTGTAAGTAACTTTTAATACTTGCATCATTTTACGAAATAAGCGGTGTAAAGACTCTTGTTTAATTTCTCTCCCGTCACTTAAGGGTATAGAAACAATGGGTATGTCAGGAAAATCAGGAGTATAAACTTGCTTACCGTTATATAAAAACATCTCTACTACACCGTCGATGTTAAGATACATTACCCATTTCTTTTCAGAAGTAGGAGGCATTGGTAGAGGTATATATGTTAAAGAGTGTTTAGCCATATTAGTATTTAAAGTATATAGATACAGTTATAATAAACAAGTAGGTTTTTAATTTTTATAGAATAAATAATTTACAAATGCCAATACAAGTTATTCAATCTCAAGAATACATCGGTGACTCATTAACAAAAATTAATAATAATTTTGTTACATTAGATACTAATTTAGCAGCTCTGTCAAGTATATCGTTTAGAGCTGATAATGCAACAACAGTTACAACTCGAACCTTACCAACAACTACAACAAAAGTTTTAAGCGTGTATAACGGATCTACTTATGTTGGTTATGTTCCACTATATTAAGCTGTATAATCACTAGATTAACATTTTTAATATAAATATTAAAAATGCCAACTACCCTTCTGCCCATTATAACTGGTACACCAGGTAATCCACCTACCTACAATGTTGGTATGGCAGAAACGTTTTCATGGGTTCCTGTAAATAATAATGCTAATAGACCTTTATTTGCCCGAGCTGGTTATATTGTAAACCTCTCTGATCTATCAATCTCATTAAGTGCTTCAAATCTTAATATTGGTGGTGTTGAGATATTAGACGGAGACGATCACACAATAAGTGCTACTGTAGTAAATGATCCAGTAAACGGTAATTCTGTTCAAGTACAGACACAAGATTTAGAATCTTCTATTGATGATATAACTATTGGTGATAAACAAGGACATTATGCTGATGTTAATTCTACGTTGTCAGCATTAAATGTCTACCCTGTAGTACCTTCCGGTGGATACACTCTTTGTGAAACAAGAACATCTGGATACCCGACATTTACATCTAAAGAGATTCTAATTCATAATTCTACAAACAGTGACGTGAATGTAACTCTTACCCTTACATCTGGTTTATCTTGCAGGGTACCTATAGGCAAAAGTGCAGAACCAAATCATATTTTACGACTAAATGTTGCTGTATCAGCTGTTAATATATACAGTGGGTGTGAGGTGACGTTTTTTGCTTAAATAATAGACTATGGCAAAGTATACTACAAAACGTAAATATACCAAAAAATCTACTGGCACTAAAAATGCTATTAAAAGAGAAGTTACTGAATCAGTTAAATCAGCTCCAGCAGTCAAAGAGACTGTTTGGCAGAAAGTTAAAGGTTGGCTTCAAGGTATAGTAGGATAATGTTGTTTAACTAGATTTGCTAGTTAAATAATATATAATGTCTCAAATACCTAATTATTTTAGTTTTGAGCCGTCACAGGCTCAGACAGAGCGAAAAATAAGTATTCTTGAAAAAAAAGACGCTACTCTTGGAAAAGTAGCTCGAAGTCTTTTTGGCATTAAAGGGGAAGTTGTTGGTTCTATAGACACCTCTTTACAGGAGCTCGATAAAGAAACAGCTGATCGCCTTAGAGGTTTATTTTCCCAAGAAATATTATTAGCAGGAGGAACATCAACTAGTGTAACTGCTGGTGGTAGCTCTACAGGTGCAGGTAGTAGTGCTGGAGGTGGCGGTAGTGTCGGTGGTATAGCAAGTGGTATCACTGGAAGCATTCGAGGTTTTGCTGATAGAGTTGACACTTCAATATCCAATCAAATACAAAACATCAACGAACACTTTAAACCGGTGTCCCGGGAACTTGGTCAGACACTAGGCAACATATCTCGTTTTATAGGCGACCCCGCGGGAACTCTTGCTTTAATACCAGGATCGCTAAAGAATGTTATTGAAAGAAATAACCCTGGTACCGCCGCTGATCTTGAAGCCACTTATAAAAAATTTCATATAGATACATTAGTACATATACCGAGTATGGTGGTAGGAAGTATAACAAATCTTGTCACCGGGCTTGATGCTATACTAACTCTACCTGTTATCATTATTACCGATCTCTATCAAGGCTTACTTGATATTATTAATGAAATTTCAGACGCCGTTGATAAAATTGTTGCATCGTTTGTTAAAAAAATATTTACAGAATTTTTAGACGGCCTTCTTTTAGATATTTTAAAAATTTTAGAAGATGTAGTTGAG